ATGCCGTTCCACCAGTACGCCTCCCCGCCCGTCGGCAAGGGCGAGAACGTCAGGCTGTCCGATGGTGGGAACCTCTCCATGGACATTCATTGGGACACAGGATGGGAACTCGGCGCCACGCTCGCCCGGCAATACGCGCAGGGGTTCATGCGAGGCGTCAGCGTCGGGTTCCGTCCTCTCGATTTCGTTGAGCGGTCGAGCCTCGACAAAGAGGACCCACAGCACGCAGATCGAGGGTTCCTGATTCAGAGGGCCGAGCTGCTGGAGGTGAGCGCCGCTCCTGTTCCAGTTCAGCAGGAAGCCCTGGCAGCCAAGGCCATTGGCGCCAGCTCGGACGCAGACATTCTCGCCATCATCTGCGATGCCATCGACAGAGACCCCAAGGTGAGGCGGGCCCTCCGCTCGCTGATCAAGGGTATGCAGCTTTCACGACCAGAATCCACCCATGCCCTGCGGGGCGATGACGCACTGGCCGCCCTGATCGGCGGCTGAACCGAGGAGACAACACCATGGACTCGACTTCCCGCAACGAGGCAAGGCAGGTCATCGCTGAAATCCGCAACCGTCAGCATGAGCTGAGCGAACGTGGACACAACCAGGCGGGTCAGCACGAAAACCTGGAGACCAAAGTCGACGACCACACCAAGGCCCACCGGGTCCTCACCGAGCGTCAGTTCACCGAGCCGACCCCGCACGGTGGCACCAGCAAGCTCAACGAGTACGTCTCCAAGAGCGAGACTGGCGGCCCGGTCCACTGGGGACCGCACGAGGCGACCACCCGTCTGCCCGAGTGCATGGGTGGACACACGGTCCGCTCGACCGAGCACGGGCTCCTGTCCGATCCGAATCCCGCCGACGACTGGCACGCCGACCTCATCCGGCTGGCGTCCAAGCGCAACCTCGCCCGCATGGCCCAGCGCATGAGTCGCGCCGGTGGTGGACGTGCTGACACGCCGATGCTCGACCTGGACCTGTACAAGCACCTGATGCGGTGCCCGGCTGGTGAGCTGAAAGTCGCCATGCAGCGCTCCTTCCAGGACGCCTCGGGCTCGGGTTCTGAGTGGATACCTGACGAATTCCTGCCCTCGGTCTATCAGGAGTTCGAAACGCCGCGCCGCCTCCGCGCTCTGTTCCCCGAGGTCCAGGTCACCGGCAACACGGTCCTGATTCCTCGTCTGACCGTCGGAGCCCGGCCCTACGTCAAGGGTGCGATCAGCACCGACGACCCCAGGAAGTACACCTCCAGCACCCCGACCACTGCGGACACCACGATCAGCATGAGCGGCCTGGCCGTTCGTGTCATCGCTGACGATGCCGCGCTGGAGGATTCGGCGGTGGCAGCCTCGACCATCCTGCGCCGCGAGATCGTCGCAGCGCTTGAGGACGGATTCGAAGATGCGATGATCAACGGAGACACGGGTACGCATCAGGACACGATCAGCTCGTGGAATGCGCGCGGTCGATGGGGCGCAAGTGGTCTCGGCGGTGACGCCGACCACCGCCGTCTGTTCCTCGGTTTTCGCGCGAAGGCCGCAGACACCAGCGCAACCACCGCGCTGAGCGGTACGATGAGCGTAGCAAATTTTGCTACTATGATGGGCGTGCTGGCCGAGCGGTCGGTCGGGAACCTCGTCGGCATCGTGAGCCCCGAGGCGATGGTGGCTGATTTCCTGTCGCTGACACAGGTTCTCACGGTAGACGCCTATGGAAGTGGGGCGACGGTGGCCACAGGCGAACTCGGCCAGCTTCTGGGAGTCCCGCTGGTGATGTCCCGATTCATGACTGCCGACCTGGCGAGCACCGGCCTGTACACGGGCTCCGGCTCGACCACTGGCTGTCTGCTGGTCGATGTGGACGCCTACGCCCGCTACACCAAGCGGGGAGCGACGGTCGAGGTGGACAAGGACATCACGAGCGGCGCCGTCAACATGGTGGCCACCATACGTGAGGTCTTGGCGTCGCCTGACCCCAGCGCCACGAAGAACGTCAGCTTCGGCATCAATCTGTAGTGATTTCAAGCACTTACGGGATATTCAGCACACGCTCAGCCCACAGAGGACCAACACCATGTCAGAATTCCACGCTATTCCCATTCCTCTCGGCGCTGGCGTCGTCGCTGCGACCGCTACCGGGTTCGCATTCTCTGCGGGCCGCAAGTTCGAACTGCTGGGCGTCAGGCTCGCAGCCGAGACCGTCATCACCGGACACGGAACGAACTTCTGCGCTTTTCGCGTGCTGGGCTCCGATGAGTCGACACTCATCTGGGAGTGGAGCACGGACACCGGTGGAAAGGAAGGCTCGTTGGCCGCAAAGACGGTGGTCTACACGTCCGACGAGGAGGGCCCTGCGGTTGCTGGTGACACGGCACAGGACTTCGACGCGGCAGAGACCAAGACCCTGCGAACCTACGACGGTACTCAGGCGTGCATCGTTCAGCTCACCAAGGGCGGCTCAGGCGTGTCCATCGGTGACGCCGGACTGACGCTCATCATTCGCTACCTGTAGGCGGCGACTTCACACAGACAGGAGAACTCACACCATGGCTGCACAACCCGTGTATCTGCTCTTCAAGGGGTTTCCCGGACCCTATGACCCCAACGCGCCCGTGAGCCGAAAGAAGGCCTGCAAGGCGACGCTGGACGAGGACCGCATGTTCTCGGCTGTCCATGCCTCGACTCACCAGTGGAAACCTGGAGAGCCCCGAGCCCTGGAGACCGATCCCGGGTTCGATGCTGCCGAGTTCGCTGAGGGTGTGCTGGCCGACTACGGGCCGGAAAGCTCGGCGGTGGCACACCTGCCAGAGGGTGACCGGGCATCGTTCGGGTTCAAGCTCCTCTCTGCTGCCGACTACAAGCGGGCGCAGACCAAGTGGGCGAAGGACCAGGCGTGAGGCTGAAATTCTCCGGACACGGACCAGGCAAGGCAGCGATCCACCTCGCGGATCTCGGGGTCATCGAGCCCGGGACGAGCGTGGTGGTCGGTGAGGACCGAGCTGTGGTGCTGCTCCAGGCGTACCCGGATGCGTTCAAGCTCGTGAAGAGCCGCGCCAAGAGCAGAGCCGTTAGCGCGCCGCCGGCCTCGCGGGCCATGGAAGGAGCCGGCGACGGGGAGGGGTAGATGGCGCTCAATGCTGCTGGTGCTCTCTACCCGTACCTGCCCGGGATTGCATCTGGTGCAGATTCAGAGCTGAACACGCTGATCGGGCGATGTGAGGAGCACCTGGCAAGGATGCTCGGCTGGCAGGAAACGACCGCCGGCCAGTCTGCATCATGGGACTCGGCGGCTCGAACGTTCTACCTCGACGGCCCATCGACCTCGAACGGTCGGATGATTCAGCTCCCGGTCAAACCCGTCACCGCCATCACCTCGATCCACGATGACTCCCTGTGGGGATATGGCTCGGCGTATCTGGTCGCATCTGGTGACTACACCCTGGTAGGTGAGGATGGGCAGGTGTGGATCGACCCGGACGGCGGGCACGCATGGAGCACCGGCAAGCGCAACATCAAGGTCATCTGTACCGCTGGATATGCCTCGGGCACGGCTCCAGGTTCTCTGCTTGAGGCCACGCTGCGCTACTGCTCGCATGTGTACACGCTCAGGAAGGGCGGGCACGGCAGACGGACCGCGAGTGCCGGCGGGAACTCGGCCACGTTCGACCTTCCACCGGTACCCGACGACGTGCGGCGGATGCTGCTCCCGTTTCGATGCCCCTCTCAATGGCTGAGCTGAGCCATGGCAGAGATCACGATTCAGGAGTGGCAGGCTCACATCGACCGCCTCGGGGCGGGTGAGTTCCGGCGCCGGCTGAACCAACGGTTGACCCGGGCCGCACTCGACACCGAGGCGAGGGCGAAAGTCAACGCAACGAGTCGCCCGAAGGTGCGCTCAGGGCGTCTCAGGAACTCGATCCGTGCGTTCGTGCTGGACGAGGGCAGGGGGCCGTCCTTGGTGCTCCAGGCTGGCGGCACGTCCAGTGGCGGCAAGCAGGTCGTCTACGCCAGGACACAGGAATACGGGGCCACCATCAGAGCGAAGGCCGGCGGCTGGCTCATGGTTCCTGCG